ATTTATTAGCTATGTAAGCTTGAGTTCCTAATTTAAATGCATCTCCACCAGTAGTTGCAATAGATTCTGTCAATCTAAAGGGTTTTTGAGCAGTTTGTTGTCCTGTTCTAGCTCTCTTCAATCTATCTTCTTCGTATATCTTAGATAAAGGATTAAGTTCTCTATCTTCATATGCAAATTCTCTACCAGCTCTATATATACGATTAGCAAATAAAGCATTAGCTTGTTCTGGAGTATATCCTTGCTGTATTAATACTTGTATATGTTTCTGTGCTTCAGGAGTGTTATATATAGCAGAAATATTGTTAGCTATTTCTTGATCTGTTCTTTCAGATGAAACTCCTCTCCAATCATAAGCACCTTCTTGTCTAATAAATCCAGGCTTTAGATTATCAACATAAGGTTTTACTAAATCTACTTCTGACTTATAAGCTAATGGAGCAACATCATTAAATACTCCACTATCTAAAGTATTATAATTAGTAAAATCAACTTCATGCCATAAAGGATTATACTTACCAGACAGCATAAGTTGTTGATTTACTTTCTATCTCTAAAGTAATCCTTCTCTGCTCTATTGTAACTAACTTAGCTCGTTATAAGGTCTTGTATTAATAAATGATTGTATTAAAGATCTACCTTCTGCTGTTTTAATCAAATCAGGATTAGCTGCTAATTTATTTACTATATCTTGTCCAGCTCCAACTGTTAAATCATACCACCTCTTAGTATCTATAGCTGACGGAGATCTAAACTCTGACCACTTAGTAAACTGATTACCTAAATCCTAATAAGCTTTATCTACTCTTTCGTTATTTGCTTTACCTATAGCATATAACTATTCAAAGGGTATTGGTGTATACTAACTAATATACTCACTTTCTATTGGTTTATCAAATCTATTCGTTGCCATTATCTTTTCAAATTATTATATAATTTAGTTAATTGATCTGATGTCATACCATATTCCAAATAAGGTAACATAGCTTCTAGTACAGCAGAGTCTCTTTTAGTTAAACGTTTATCTCTACTTATCTACTATATTCTTGTAGATAAATCACCAAATCCTTTTCTACGAATATTTCTAGCAGCTGCATCATTCCAAGCTTGTTCTACAGAAGCTAAATGTCTAGCATTAGCATACTGTTGCCCCCATTGATTAGCTATTTGAGCATTGTTAAATGACATTTGATTTTCAGCATTGTTCTTAGTAGCATAAGCATTAGCGATAGCTTTGTTCCTATTAACTGCCGACTGTAAACCAAATGCCATATTGGCCCCAGTGTTAGGATTAATATTAGCCATATTGTATCTAGCAATTCTATCACTTAGTGCAGCTTCTCTAAGTATAGGATCTATATTATAATCAGTAGGACCATATACTGGATCATAAGTATATGTTTCTACTCTTTCAGGACTACCTGAGAATATATTACCAATAGGTCCAGCTAATGCAGCTATATTGTCTATTAGATCTAACCAGTTATTATCACTTGGAGTTTTTGGCTTTTTACTATTTGCACTATACATATTACCTACTGGAAGCTGTCCAGGATTACCAGTATAGTTAAAGTATTTACTACTTCTAGCATTAGCAGTATCTACATTACCAATAGGAGCATTAATATTATAAGGAATGCCTAATCTACTTGCTACTTCAGATGATGGTATATGTCTAGGTCCATTACTTTGATTAGATCTACTATCTACATATGCTTGACCAATCTTATGCCAATCGCCATACTTTCTGTCTGTCATTAAAGATCTAGCTTGTTCTACTGTAGGTATAACTCCTTTGTTCTTACCTAAGTAAGTAGACATATCTCCATATTTACCGCCATAGATATCTTTTACATCTTGATCTGTGATACCATTGACCCAGTTTAAGTAATCTTGTGTATAGTTATTTTTATCTGAATCCCAGTATTTAAAATCAGACATATTTTTATTATATCCATATGGTTTAATACCTCTAGTACCATCTGCATAAGCAGCTGTATTTTTCTTGTTTATCTTACTGTTTTTTAAAGCTTCTTGCTAATCTAACAATACTTGATATGCTATTTGATTGTTTCTTTCATTTAGCATCTAACTATTTTCAGCATATATATTATTAGCTTTCTTATTGCTTTTTTTCATTAATTTCTTTCCCATTTCTGCAAATGTTTTATTTGTTCCTGGAACTTTAATCTTATCGCTTAATACTTGAGTTCCAACAGGTACATTTAATAAATTAGAATCTGTAGGTTTACCTTCTTCTGGTATAGATCCTATAGTTCCATCTGGTGTTCTTAACATCTCACCATCATCTAAGTAAGCCATAGTAGATGGTACTACACCACCTTTAGATAAACTTAATTCATTATATCCATTTTCCTAATAGTAATCAGCTGCTATTTGTTCAGACATTTGTCTAGCCTGAATACCATTTTTAATTCTACCAGCCTTGTTACGTATATAACTTTTACTATGACCAAACAGACCTGCGATTCCTGATGGTAATTCATACTCACCAGTCTGTTCATTAACAGATCCACCAGAACCTATACTTGAAGTAATACCACCAATAGCTCCACCTATTACTGCTCCCCAAGGTCCACCAATAGAAGCGCCCATTGCAGCTCCAGATCCTATTCCACCTATTACACCAGCTGCTGTAGGCTTCTTTCCACTAGTAGCATTACCTATCATACTACCCACAGCACCAACTCCTTGTGTAACTACATTCGCTTTATCTACTCCGCTCATATTACCCCAGTTTGAAATAGCATCAGCACCGAAAGCATATTGAGGAACTCTTTTTAATTTCTTAGTTTTCATATTATAACATTGAATATCTATAAGTTGTTTTAACATAAGGAAGCTTAAATTCTCTGTTATCGTTACAATCTAATGTATAATTACAGATTAAGTATTTTCCTCTCATCCTTCCAGCATAAGACATATTAGTCTATTGTTGCTACCCTGGATTATTTTGTTTCTCTCTACTTATTGGGAATCTAAATGTATCTTCTCTCTATTCTATCTATTTCCAATCAATAGGTTCTGTTTCCTAATTCTTAGTATTAAAGTGTATATCAGATATTAACGTAGGCTTAGTTTCATCTCCAATGTCTACAAATTCAGCAGAGAACCATTGATTATCGAATACTTTAGTATATGCTATATCTTTATTAACTACAAATCTAACATAAGATATTTTCTCTTCTTTAGTAGTACTATTAACATCATACATATTATGTAAGTAATAACAATTATTGTTTTTAATAGTAACTAATCTAGTAGAGAATGGGAAGAACCAGTTTGGATTATGAGTATAAAAAGAAGTAAATACATTTAGTTGTTCATTAAATATTAAACATCTATCATATATTCTAAACCATACTTCATTGTATTTCTTATCATAGAATGATACTGGATTCTTTCGAGCATTATCTGGCAATCTATTTAAATATGTCTATACTTGTTTTACTTTAGATAATTCATTAAAATCATTGCTAAGTGAGCATATAACATTTTTATCTAAGTCATACCAATACAAAGTAGTTTCAGAATTAGTAATACTCTTATCATTAATAATACTATCTCCATTTAAGGTAACTAAGTAATCATATCTAGTAAGAATACCACCAGTACCTAATGTTAAAGCTCCAGCATTATTATCGGTAATCAAAGACCTATCATTAACAGAGGCTATACCTACAGCACTATCCTAGAAGAAATACAATTTGTTCTTAAATACTTTAAGATTAGTAACTGGTCCATATGTACTATCTGTATCTAAATAGTTAGCAAACTTAAATTTAGTCCAACTATCTGTCTGTTCATTATTTGTCTTTAACTCTGAACAAGTAATTCTATTCATGCTTTTAACATCATCTTCAGCATATATAGATTTTTGTATATAATTCTTACTAGTACTAGTATTAGAGTAAGCAGCATTATATACGTACATTGGAGTTTTCTAAGTATATAAAGTATTCATCTATCCTGGATCTGTTAGGAAGTAAACATTAGCTTCACCAGTTTGACCATCTCCAGATGATTCTACTATGTCTTGAGAATAATGTTCATCATTTCTATAGTATAAGTTTATACTAGATTCTAGTGGAATATAAGCTCCAACATATCTCTTAAAGCCATTTCTATCATCAGGATCATTTCTAGTAAATAACATAGTATGAGTATAGTCTAATACTCCTAAATATGTATCACCACCAAAGCACATTGCTTTGTCGTATCCTTCCCAAGATGTTTTAACATAAGTATTAGTACTGTTATATATAGAATAGCTTCTACTCATAAAAGTATTACCACCGTATTGTGTAGTATTTTTCTTTATATTAACGAATAATACAGCATTGTGTCTATATTTTCTCAATAAAGGAGTAGTGCGAATTCCTGTGTAATTACCAGCATATACATCTGGTGCACTAATAGCCAAACATACTCCGTGAGGACCAAGAGCTTCTCTAGAACCAATACTATAGTTTACAAAACCAAATCTATCTATGTAATCTACTATTTGTTTGGCATCAAATGCTTCTTGATATGGAGATATATTAGTTGGTTTAGTAACATCTTTTATAGAGAAAGACTGACGTAGATTAGAATTATCTTTATGAGCATAGTTTTTACCAAAGAATTGATAGTATTTGCATATACCTCCACTTACCATATCACCATCTTGTTCATAACCATCAAATACTCCCTAAGAAGCACTTGGTTTATTACCAGTATGTTCAGAATATTCTACAGGTCCGCCAAATGGATTTTGTATATTGTTTGTACTTTTACCTAACACTTTAGTAAATGGAATACCTAATCTATAATGCTTATTATTAGCGTCATTACAGTATGTAGCAGAATGAGCACAATATAATGGTACAATATTCATACCACTGGTAACAATAGAATCAGACTTTTCCTTATTGAAGCATATATCAGCAGTTACTAAATCAAATATACCGTATGTATCAAATGGATTCTAATCCTAAGCATCTTGTTGTACAAATAGATTCTTACTTGAATTATAGAACCCTTGTACAAATTCTGGGGCTACACCTTCTTTAAAAGTAGGCATAATAGTAGGTCTTCTATCTATGCTACCTAAAGAGTATTCTGCTCTATAATCTTCAGTATTATTATACCACCCGTTGAATCTAATAGTTTTATTTAGTAACCCCTAAGTAACTATTGTTCTATCTGCTAATGTTCTATCACATCTTACTATTTCATAAGCTACTACATCCGTAGGAAGATTATTCACATAGAACATTATACCAAGTGGATGAGATACTAATTCATAGTTACCAGATCCATCTACTGTTCCACCAAAAGTAAAAGGTTCATAACCTTCAACATCAGCAGAAGGGAATCTAATATCTCCAATCCAGTGTACAGGTGAAGGTATATTCTTATTATTATACAATATTATACCATATCTATATACTTCATCTCTTTGATGACTTAAGAAATTAGATACGTAATAAGGGTCACAATAGTTTCTTATTCTAGATTTACCATCACTATTAAATGTATGTACTAATTCTTTTGTTTCAGGACATATTAACTTAATAGTATTATAAGACTTTTTAGATGATGATAAGCTCATACTATATGGTACAAATTTATCACCTTCATCATCAACTACTGGAGTATTATCAGACTCTATTAAATCTGTTATAATAAATCTATAACTAATATTTAAACCTCTACCACCTCTAATAATTCCATTATCATCATATCCAAATGCATATTCATCTGTTGAATTATTAGGATATACCATTGAACTATTCATTGGGTTTATACAATCGTGTTCTTCTGGTATAATTAAATCTGTTTCTGGACTAGTTAGTTCTTGAAAAGTAGTAGTAATATCTTGATTACTTATACTAGAGTTTAATTTAATAATACCGTTGCTATTACATCTATACGCTCTAGCGTCATAATCTACATCCCAAGTTAATTCCTACACATTAGAAGCGAACAATCTATTATCCATCTTTGCTATACTTTTAGCATTAAATTCAAATGGGACAAGATCGTTAAATTCTTCTATACTTAATTCGTTAACATAACTACTGCCAACATCATTGTAATTAAATGTTATTACATTATCTTCAGATTTAGGTAAGTCTAATTCATTAATTACATATATCTTAGGAGTCTGAGTATTGCTAGTATACTGAATACTAATGATTCTTATTTTTTCAAATCTACCATCATTGAACAAAGTAACTTGTAACATGCAACCTTTATCTGTACTCTCACCTTGTCTATCACCTTTAAATGTTTTAGATGAATTTGAATTACTAGATGATATAGGTATCATAGGACTTAATGAAGAAGTAGATGTTTCTCCGCCATGTACACTGAATAACTGATAACAATATTGTATCATACCAGCTGGTAAATTACCAGATGTCAATTCAATAAACTTAAACGGTGCAATAGTAGAACTTGGTAGTAGATCAAAGTAAGTATCATCTTCTATATGATTAGTTTTATCTGTCTTATATTGAGCAGATATATTAATGCATTTAATAGAAGAAGTTCCATCAGATATATATATCTTGCTTACTTTATCTGACTCATAATTAGTAACTATAGCTACTTTGTTAACTAAGTTCATAACAGCAGATACTACTAAAGTCCAAGTAGGTTTAATACTGTTGAAATCAGTTATAGCCCATACGTTGTTAATATAAGTTCCTTCATACAATTCCATAGTAACTACTATACCACATTCTTCTACTATCTTCTTAGTAGAATTGTACCACCTAGTTACTGCTGTACCAAGTATATTTTCAGATGCTTCAATACCACCTTCGTACTATCTTACATCTTCTATATTCTATAGAATACCTGTAGTACTAGCATTATCTGTGAGTAAACGAATATTCTCAGCCCATCTATACTAGTTATCAGCTAGCATAGTAATATCACTGTCGATATTCATACCACCAATAAATGTATTTACTTGGCTATTTATCTCCATAATCTATTATAATTCTAATTCTAATTATAAATTTCTTGTCTATCACCAGTAGTACTAAAGAAAGTACGCTCTTCATCTATTTCTGGAACTAATGTATTCCATGTGTACTTGATATTAGTTAATTCGTCTTGGTTCGGCATTAATGATTCAGCATATGCTTGCTTTCTATAGAAGTTATACGAGTTCTTAGCATCTATCCACAACTATCTGTGTACTTCTCCTTTTATATACTTAATATAAAGAATCTTTTGTGCACAATACCAAAAGCAAGCTTCAAAGTAAGACTGTACGTCTGGCATCATTGGCATACCATCTTCGTCAGTATAGATAGCATGGTATGATATTTTTGCATATCCTTCTGGGACATTTGAGATAAGATATCCTGGTTTGACATCATATTGTGGCGTATAACTGAAATTAGTACCATTAAAACTAGTGTGCTGTAATCTACCATTTTTGCTACAAACTGTATAATTATTAATTAATGTGCTAAGTGTCTATCTAGTATTAGTATCTTTATTAAGTATTTCTAATGCGTCTTTATCTTTAGTAAGATTATGAAGGTTCTTTACTAATGGTATTAATACATCATCGTGTATAATCATATTACAACAATCACAGTTATCTTTCTTATCATATACACTGAATGTACCAGTACTCTTTTTCATAGGTATCCAACCACCACAATCACATGTAGAGTAAGCTACACTATTTAATCTTTCTAGGTCACATGGTAACTTAGCCTAATAACCATTGATAGGTATTACTTCTACTTTGTGATCTAGTTGATTAACAGAACCTATGTTCATTAAAGCTTCTCCAATCCATTGACGTATATCTGTAATAGGTATTTCGGTTTCATTTAAACCTAAATCCGCGATTACTTTAGCAATCACGGCTTTACTACTTGTCATTTTATATATCATGGCTGCTATTCGTAATCGTGAATATTCTATTTAATTATTTGTGCTAAATGCCTTTTATTTGCTCTAGTAAGTACAATCTAATACTTACTTTTGTTAGACACTAGCATATCCTATTTATTCCAGTAAAGTCTATACTTATAGAATCCTGAGTGTTCGTTAAGTAAATAAGTAAGTTTACCTAATTCTTTTGTAGCTTTATAATCTATTCTAAGACTTCTACCATCTAAATGTTTAGGTTGTTTCTTTACTATTTGAATACTACCCATTCTATAAGGTAATTTAACTTCTTTA